GGCGATTAAGATGGGTGTAAATACGAATGTATTTAACGGATCCCAAACACTTGTTGGATTAGGATTTGTAGTTAACGATGTATTTCAGTTAACTTATAAACCTACTGCTAGTGGAGCCATCGCAACGCTTACGTTTACTGTATTAGCTGGATCAACGGTGGATAATTTGGTTAGCAATTTTGCGACGAATGCAACAATTGATACACCAAATACTCAGTTCTGTTTTATGCAGTTTACTCCTAATGGTGCGGCAGGATCTTTGTTTCAAAATGCTGTGTTTATTCGATTGGAATCGAGCTATTTGGATTTTTTTGTAAAAAACGATTTGAAAGTACAGAATCGTACAGTAAATGCTGCTTTGGATAATGAAGCTGATGATGTGGCATATGAACATAATGCGAAGATTATGTGTCAGTTTAAAGAAGTTGTACAAGAAACAACTCAGTTATCATTTGTTAAAGCTAGATTGCAGCCATAGTTAAATGTGATTTATTAGAGTGAAAGGTGTTTCTGGGAATAAAACGATGGTTAATCGTCTTAACAATGCTTGTTTAGTTTCTTCATCTAAGGTTGGGTACCAGTCTCTAGGATGCAAGTTTGAAGTAATCCAAATTGTGGTAGCGCTTAACACAATTGCTGAACCTTTGATTTCGACCAAAACAGGATATCTGTCGAACCACCGAAGGACATGTGAAATCGAGATAGCTCCTCTAAACTCATCAATGACGACATGATTTCCTCCCTTGTAGCCATCCCAAAACTTAGTGTTCGGATCTTTAGGATAAGCGAGGTCACCGGCTTCGTCCCAGGCCCTTCGAGACTTCCCTGTTCCAGTCGGACCGACAAAACAGTATACAGTTTTGAACGTTCGAACAGGCTGAAGATTATCCGCTGCAATTCGTCGGAGGTTGCCGTAATAGCGCAAGTAAATATCACTCGGGATAGCATCCAACCTGAAATAGATTAAAAAGGTATCTATTAGTATAATAATGCTAACCTTCCATTTCTAGCGTCGTCGCGTATGGTGTCCCAATCATGAGGAGCGCTACGGTTGACAGGCAATTGTCCAAGTTCAAATTGGGTTCCTTGGACTCTTGTATCCAGTTTCCAGACGTATTCGTTGGCTGCCTCCGATCTTGTAGGCTCGGCGTGGCAGGTGGATCCAAAGATTGATTTAACTCCACCAAGGCGGAGTTTCTTCCCGAAAGCCACCAAGAGTTGCCAGTGTAGGTAGTCGGTGGTTCCTCCGCGTTCCAGTTGTCCTCGGATATAAACGACATTTGGCGGTTTGTATGGTACGAAATCGGCATGTGGAATAGTTAGTAACCAGTATCGAGCTTGAGCGTAGGATTGAGGCGGCATGTTGATCAGCTCAAAATGCCCGCTTTATATAGCTCAGTGAGCCATAGGTTAAGGTTGAACCAGGAGTGACCACTGAGCTGAGCCACTTGACAAACAAACTAAGCCGCTAAATTTGTTTTGTTCCATAAGATTCTACCCAGCCCTAGGATAACAATATATTCAGCGTCGCAGACTTCTGCCCCCGGCGAAGGGGTGGAATACAAAGCCCCCTGGGGGGCTGCGTAAGGTGGGGGGATGTACCTTTGTGCGACAAAGCATAAAGCGCCGTTAGCCTTGCTAGTAAGACCGGGCCATAACATTTTTGTTTTGAGCCCCAGTATTACTTACTAGCAAGGCGTCCCACGGCTCACAAAATAATAGTATATTAAGGAATGAAGAAAGATGTATTTCTTTTCCTGACTTCGTGCTGGACTATTTGTACAATAACGTCTACTACTACCACCCTATTGTCGCGGCCGGAAGATATCTTAACTCTGTCCTCAATAAGCCTGATCCTTTTGGTTATCATAGTAGCAATAATAAGAAGATGGCACCGGTTACACGTTCTCAGAAAAGAAATCAAAGTCGAGGTCGAACCCCTACCAGAGCGGTTAGAAGAGCCGTCTCTGCGTACCCTACGCCGGGTTCGACCCAACGTGGTAGATCCATGTCATTGTCCACGTCCAGGCAACGTAGCAGATCTTTGGTCAGCTGGATGGGATCCAATGCAAGTCGTCGAACTGCCCGAGGAAACTTCGCATTGAACTTGTCAAAGTCTAAAGCTATGTTGCGTACTAGTCGCAGAACTTTGAATGCGTATAAACGGCGTTCAAAGTTGATATATCGGGGAGTTGTACGTGTATGTGAAGTTGGTGGCACTGTTGAAGATCCTGAAGTTGTATTTGTTGGACATGCGTGTCCATTATTTCAAATGAAATATTGTGCATGGTGGTCGTTGTTTAAATATATGGCGATTAAGATGGGTGTAAATACGAATGTATTTAACGGATCCCAAACACTTGTTGGATTAGGATTTGTAGTTAACGATGTATTTCAGTTAACTTATAAACCTACTGCTAGTGGAGCCATC